GTCCCTTTTAGTATTGAGAAAGGAGGTTTGAGATGTATAACAAACCTATCAGACCGACCTTGAAGTCTAAGAAGTGGGAGAAGTTCCGTGACAAGATAATGCGTAAGTACGATTATCTTTGTCAAGAAAGTTTGAGATATGGGATTTCAGTAGCAGCTGAAATGGTACATCATATCTTTCCTGTATCTAAATATCCTGAACTTGAATTCGTAGAGTGGAACTGTTTGCCACTAACAAATAAAAAACACAATACGTTCCATGATAGGGTAAACGACAAAGTGATCAATCAAGGATTATTTTGGCAGAGAAAACGAAAAAAAGAATTTGAGGAATTTTATGGATACCCCCCACCTCTTTAAAAATTATTTTTGGGCGATTGGGTACCGGTGAAGGGAACTTTTTCCAAGTCGGGGGCCTTCAAACAAAAAGGGGGTAAAAACTAAGCGATTTTGACGAAAGGAGGTAGTTTTTGGCTAAACCAATTACAGCGAAGTCGATTAAGTCAAAAGTGGTCAAGCAGATGAAAGACTTGGGCACTTATCGTAAAGAGTTTGAAATGATCATTGACATCTTTGCAGGAATGCTATATCAGTATCAGAAACTTGCTCAAGATTATGCTGACATGGGTTATCCAGTAACAGATACCTACGTCAATAAGGCTGGGGCAGAGAATGAACGTAAGGTTCCAATCCTCACAGCGATGGAAATTTTGAGGAAAGACATTCTCAGCTACTCTAATCAGCTGATGATGAATCCGAAGTCACTAGGTGAGATTGTAGAACAAGAAGGCGAGTCAGTTCTTACTGAGGTCTTGAAGTTCAAGAACGAAATCAAGAAGAAGCGAGTGACTGGTAATGGGTAATCTTGATAAAGCAAAAGAGTATGCCCAGCACGTCATATCTCACAAAGATGAACATTGCGAAGAGAATATTCTTGCTGCTGAAAGGTTCATTCGTGATCTTGACAATCCAGAATTTGATATGGATGAGGAAATCGTTGATTTCGTTGTCCACTTCATCGAAAACACGATAGTCCATCAACAGGGCGATGATATGTTTGCGGTGTCTATCCGTAATAAACCCTTACTTTTACAACCGTGGCAACACTTTGTAGTAGTCAATCTGTTTGGGTTTTACTACAAGGGCACTAATGAGCGTAGGTTCAAAGAAGCGCTTATCATGCTCGCTCGTAAGAATGGGAAAACATCGTTTACTGCTGCAATCGCTCTAGCTTATCAGATATTAGACACGGATAGCGGTTCAAAATGCTACATCGTGGCCAACTCAGTCAAGCAAGCAATGGAAGCCTTTGGATTCTTGAAATTCAACGTGGAAAGATGGAACGACAAGAATATTCGTATTAAGGATAATAACCAAGAACACTCTATCACTGCTAATTTTGGGGGTGAGGGTTCTTTCTTTATCCAGGCACTAGCCAACGATGAGAGCCGTTTGGACTCTTTGAATGGGAATGTTATCATCTTGGACGAAGCTCACACGATGAGAAACAGCAAGAAATACGGACTTATGAAGAAAACAATGTCAGCATACCGAAACAGTATGCTTTTTGTTATCTCTACAGCCGGTGATATACCTACTGGATTTCTTGCTAACCGTCTAAAATACTGTCAAAAGGTTCTCAAACAATTGGTCAAAGATGATTCCTTGTTCATGTTTATCTGCAAAGCTGACCAAAACACAGATGGCGATGTAGGAGATTACCTGGACGAGAACGTTCTTAAAAAAGCCAATCCTTCATGGGGTGTGACGGTGTCGCTCAAGGCTCTGAAAGAAGAAGCAGAGCAAGCTATGAACGATCCACAGACAAGGAATGAGTTCTTTAACAAGACATTGAATGTATTTACTAACTCGATGAACGCTTATTTCAATCCTGATGAATTCATTGCTTCAGATAGTCAATACGATTGGACCTTAGAGGAGCTGGCACGCTTGCCTATTCAGTGGTATGGTGGTGCTGACTTATCAAGAATGCACGACTTGACCGCTGCTGCTCTCTATGGTGTCTATCATGATGGTGAGAAAGACGTTGATATTTGTATCACACACGCTTTCTTTCCTCGTGTCAATGCTCAAAAGAAGGCTAACGACGACGGAATTCCACTCTTTGGGTGGCAGTCTGATGGATGGTTGACCATGAGCAACACTCCAACCGTCCTTTATGACGATATCGTTAAATGGTTCATCAAGATGAGGGAGAAAGGGTTCAAGATTTCTGCTGTCGGAATGGATAGGAAGTTTGGTCGTGAGTTTCTAACAAAGATGAAACAAGCTCGGTTTAAGATGGTTGACCAACCCCAACTTTTTTGGCTGAAATCAGAGGGCTTCAGACGAATTGAGTTCAAAGTTAAGAATAAGGAATTTTATTATCTTCACTCTGATGCTTACGAGTATTGTGTAAGTAATGTTAGAGCTATTGAGAAAGTGGATGATGCTGTGCAATATGAAAAATTAGACGGTGACGGTGGTACTGCAAGAATTGACTTGTTCGATGCCAGCGTTTTTGCTTGTATCCAAGCTCTTGCAAATCTTGGTAAGAACCAAGATGTCATGAGCTTCTTCAAGTAGAGGGAAAGGAGGTGAGAAAATGGGGCTTTTAGATAGGATTTTGAAACGAGGTAAAACTCAAAGTGGCACAAATGTTATCACTCATTCAGATTTTGGTTTATTTCTGGACGGTGACGGTTACGTTCCTTTAGCTCGCAATCCTGATGTGATTGCAGCAGTCAACAAGGTTGCTGACATGGTATCCAATATGACCATTCATTTGATGGAGAATACCGACAAAGGCGACATCCGAATTAAAGACGGATTGGCTAGAAAAATCGATATAAACCCATGCGACAACATGACTCGCAAGACTTGGATTTTCAAGATTGTGCGTGACCTATTGTTGTTTGGCGATGGTAATTCGGTTCTTCATGTTGAGTATGATCCTGTGAATGATTATATTTTGAACCTGAGACCATTCGCGATGAGTGAAGTATCTTTCAGAAGTGACGATAATGGTTATGTCGTGAATTATCGTGGCACTGATTACAATCCAAGCGAAATCGTACACTTTGCAATCAATCCAGATCCAGACAATCCATTTGTAGGTACTGGATATAGGCTTGCTCTGAGAGATATTGTTAGGAATTTAAACCTTGCTACTCAAATTAAAAAAGGATTTATGAGTGGGAAGAATGTTCCAAGTTTAATCGTGAAAGTTGATTCTTCAAGTGGAGACTTAGCAACTCAAGAAGGTCGTGACCTAGTCGCTAAGAAATATCTTAGCACTAGTCAATCTGGTGAACCGTGGATTATTCCTGATGCTCTTATGAGCGTTGAACAGGTTAAACCACTCAGTTTAAAAGATATTGCTATCAATGAATCTGTTGAAATTGATAAAAAAACAGTTGCTGGACTTTTGGGAGTTCCAGCTTTTATTTTGGGAGTTGGAAATTTCAACAAAGAAGAATATAACAACTTTGTCAATACAACAGTTATGAGCATTGCAACGACAATCACTCAGACCTTAACTAGAGACTTACTAGTTTCAAACAATCGGTATTTCAAACTGAATGCTCGCTCGCTTTATTCTTACGACATTACAGAATTGTCATCAGTAGCACAACAGATGACTAATAGTATGGCAATGCGTAGAAATGAGTGGAGAGACTGGTTAGGAATGCCGCCTGATCCTGATATGGATGAGCTCCTTGCTCTTGAAAACTATATCCCGCAAGATAAACTTGGGGACCAGAAGAAGTTGAAAGGAGGTGAGGAAGAAGATGAACAAACGTAATAGTTATCGCACCGCTCAATTCAAAACACGAGAAGAAACCGAAACTGGTGATTTGATTTTGAGTGGGTACTTTATCAAGTTCGATGAAGTTACTGAATTATGGCCAGGTTACTTTGAAGTGATTAAGCGTGAAGGTGTCGAAAAAGCAATCCAAAACGCTGACATCAGGGCATTATTTAACCATGACGATAGTTTAGTGCTTGGTCGTACTGGAAATGGAACGGTTACTTTAGGTGTTGATGAAATCGGTCTTTTTGGAGACATCATCATCAATAAAGAAGACCCGCAAGCTATTGGAGCCTATGCTCGTGTTCAGCGTGGAGATGTGATTGGTTGTAGCTTTGGCTTTATCCCAATTAAAATTGACACAGAAGAACGTGACGATGGTTCGTACCTGGACACTATCTTGGAATTAGAAATCTTTGAAGTGAGCCCGTGTACTTTCCCAGCGTATCCACAAACGGAAATTGCTGCACGACAGAAAGACTTTGAAAGTCAACAGCGTGCTAATCGTGAAGCGCTAGACAAGCGCAAAAAAGAAATTAAGGAGAAATTTAATCTATGCACAAATCATTGATTTTAGGCGCTCGTATGCGCAACAAAGCAGATAAAGTAGTAGAACTTGAACAATCAATCAAGGAATTGAACAAACGCTCTGAACTTGAAACTGCTAAATTGGAACAAGCTAGAAATGATGAAGAAGTTTCAGCTGTTGAAAATAACCTTGAAGACATCCAAAAAGAATTGGATGAAAAAGAAGCAGAAAAAGAACAACTTGAAAAAGAAATCGAAGATCTAAAAAAACAAGTTGAAGAACTAAATCGTAAAGCACCAACTTATCCAGACAAAGAAGAACAACGTGGAGGACAAAAATTGGAACAACGTGACGCAATCGCAAAATTCATCCGTACTGGACAAACTCGTGACATCGTAGGATTGAAAACTACTGATTCAGGAAGCGCAGCTCTAATCCCTACTGAAGTGTTAAAACCACACTTTGTAAACAAAACACGCAACCCACTTTTGGACCTTGTGAAGCGTGTCAAAGTCAACAGTGGTGGTGGTAAATATCCAGTCATCAAGAAAAGTGATGCTAAAATGTCATCAACAGATGAATTGAAAGCCAATCCAGAACTTGCAAAACCAAACATCACTGATGTTACTTACTCAATCAAAACATACCGTGGTTATATCCCAGTATCACAAGAAATGATTGATGATGCAGATTACGACATCATGGCAATCGTCGAAGAAGAAGTATTCAACCAAGGTGAAAATACTGAACTTTCATTAATTGCTGATGTCCTAAAAACTGCAACTGCCGCTGATGCAACTGGATTTGATGGTATTAAAGACATCTACAACAAAAAACTTAAACCGATCTATAAAGCAAGTATCGTAGTAACTCAATCAATGTTTGCAGCTCTTGACAAAGTCAAAGACAAGAATGGGAACTACATGCTTCAACCAGATGTTACATCTCCAACTGGCTATTCATTCGGTGGGAAGACTATCTACACAGTAGAAGATACTGTTTTCGGTAGCGAACGCGATATGAAATTCTTTATCGGTGACATCGCTGAATTCGTTGGATTGTTTGACCGTTCTCAAGTATCGGTTAAATGGGTAAACAATGACATTTACGGTCAATTGCTTGGTCTCTTCATCCGTTTGGATGTTAAGAAAGTAGATGAAGCTGCTGGATTCTTCGGTACCTATACTGACGCAGTCGGATAAGGAGGTGGCTCTTGAGCTATACAGTAATCCGTCCATTTAAGGACTTAAATGACCCTGAACAACATGACTACTCAGTTGGGGATGCCTTTCCTCGTGAAGGGCATGAACCAACTGAAACTTTTATCAACGGTCTTTTGAATGGATTAAATAGTGCTGGTTCAATCTTCATTGAGGAAGTCCCAGACAAAAAATCTAAAAAAGCAAAAGATAAACCAGTTGTAGAAGAAGAGCCAATCGCAGAAGAAGAGGAATAAACATGGATGAATTTCAGCTGTTACAGTTGCTGAAACTCAAGTTAGGTATTTCAACCAAACTGAGAGACAAGCCACTAGAAAAAATCATTTCAAGTGTCATCACTGAATTGACCGATAATCTCGGCATTGAGCTTGTCGGTGACCGTGCTGATCATGAAATGTTTATCGTTGACTATGCTGCATATCGTTATGAAGGTGGAGTGGATTTGCCACGGCACCTTCAGTGGCGATTACACAATTTGCAATTATCATCAAAGAAAGAGGTTAAGAATGTGGAATGATGAAATCACACTGACCTCTAGAAAAACCAAAGGTAAGGACAAACTCAAACAACCAATCTATGAAGATGTTGAAGTGACAATTTTGTGTCGCAAAAAGAAAGTTACTCGCTCTGAATTTTATCAAGCTAATCAAGCAGGATTAAGACCAAGCTTGGTTGTCGAAGTTCACAATTTTGAATATGACAATCAAGAACATGCCGTATTTGAAGGCAAAAAATATCGTGTCTTAAAAACCTATCCAATCGATTCTAAAATTTTGGAATTGACTTTATCGGAGAAATTAGAATGAGCATTGACCTCGTCGATTTCATTGCAAAAGAGTTAGCTTTATATTCAACTGAGTTTTCAGAAGGAGTGGAAAGGATTGCTGAAGAGGTAGCAGAGGAAGCAGTGCAAGAGTTAAGACAAACCAGTCCGAAACGATACGGGAAATATCGCAAAGGTTGGAAAAAGAAGAAGCTAGC